ACATATGCCATCCAATTTTTAGCCACAGGACATTCAATTAAGTTCAATAAATTGAAGTAATTAATTGGTCTTGAAGTAATTGGTGTACCTGTTAACAACCAAAGTCTGTCAACGTTGGATACAAAGTCATTAATTAACTTGGTTCTTTGGGCTTGTTTGTTTTGAATGTAGTGAGCTTCATCAATAATCACCAAATCAAACTTTGTTTTTAATAAAACAGAATCTGATTTCTTTTTTTCATCGTGAAAGTTTTTAATAATATCATAGTTGATGATTATAAAATCACTATCTTCCCATTTTTTACCTTCAATAATTGATGTCGGTCTATTTGAATAGTTTTCAATTTCACGTTGCCAGTTAATCTTCAAAGATGCTGGACAAATAATCAAAATCTTTTTTGCCCCTGTTTCCAAAGCGGCAATAATAGTAGATGTTGTTTTACCCAAACCCATATCATCGGCAAGAATAAACTTTTTATTCTCAACCAAAGATTTAATGGCTTCTTTTTGGTGTTCAAGTGGTGGACGGTGTGAATATTTTTCATAATCAATTACAACATCTTTAACTTTGTTGTCTTTTACCATCGCAACCTTTGGAATCCAAAAGTCATGTACTTGTTCTGATTCAAAAAATTTTCCCCAAATATGATAAGCGGTATCTTTTTCAACCAAAAGTTTCTCAACATATACTTTTGTTGGTACAGATGAAAACAATTTATCATTAGCAATTTTTTGGGCAAAATAAGAATCAAGTTCCACCCATTTCTTTGCAACCTTTGGTGATGTTTCGTAATAATTTATTATGTATTCGGCTTGAGCTCGGGTTGGATAAAACTTTTTATTATCAATTTGTTTTTGTCTCAAACGTATGATGTAATTATTGGCACCCTGATACGTCTCTAACAAATCAAGAGCCTTTCTTTCTAACACAGAGACATTATATGTGTTTTCAGTATTTTCCAATCTAATAAAAGATAATCAATTTATGTATATTTATCAAGTATGGCGCAACAACTCGTTCCAATTACAAGATTAGGTAAATTTTTTGGTGGGGAAGATTTCTCATTGGACATTTCTATGGGTCGTGAATGGCTTGGTGGGGATATGAATTTTACAATAGTACTTTATAAAGTTGATAGAACCAAAACAATTCAAGATGATGTTTATGGTGAAGTATTACAAGACGGGATACAATTTTTAGCGCCCGTATCCATCAATGCTTATGTTAGAATTGAAGAGGCGGCTGAACAATTTTTAGGAAGTAGTAAAATTATTCAAAACGAACCTGGATTATTAAAATTTGCCGTTTACAAACAAGAACTTGCGGATTTACAAGTTAATATTGAATTGGGTGATTATATCGGATATTGGATAACTGAATCTGAAGTTAGATACTATTCAGTAATTGATGCGGGTATTCCTGATTATGATAATAAACACACTTATGGTGGTTATAAAGGATTTTACTATTCTTATACTGCAACACCTGTAAGTGAAAATGAATTTAGAGGTATATAAGATGGCAGTACCAAGAAAAAGAAAGGAAATTATCCCAACTATTAATCTTAAGCCCGAAAAAATTCTTTTGGCTCGTAGAGAACAATTGGTTGAAGATATTAAGTACGATGGAACTTACTTACCAAAGTCTTTAATGCACCCCGAGTTAGATAGGGGATTTTTGGATTTTGTAAAAGAAGATTTGGAAACAACGGTTGCTGGTCAAATCATTCCGATGATTGATTTAATTATTACCACACAAAACTGGGCTCAATTTACTGAAACTTGGGATATTCAAGATTTGAATGGTAATCCAACATTACCTTTTATTACGGTTGTTCGTCAACCTGAAGTTAAATACGGAAGCAATCCTGCAATCATTTATAATATTCCAAATAGAAAAGAATATTTTTACGCAGCCGTTCCATCTTGGAATGGAAACATTAAAGGTTTGGATATCTATAAAATTCCACAACCCGTTCCTGTTGATATTACCTATAATGTAAAAATTGTTTGTAATAGAATGAGAGAGTTGAATGAGTTTAACAAAAATGTAATTCAAACTTTTGCATCAAGACAAGCCTATAGACAAATCAACGGTCATTACATTCCAATTATTATGGGAGCCATTTCAGACGAGTCAGTTGTTGAAGTACAGAAAAGAAGATTTTACATCCAAAACTATGAATTTACAATGTTAGGGTTTTTATTGGATGAGGATGAGTTTGAGGTCGCCCCTGCGGTTTCTCGTGTGTTTAATACATTTGAAGTATCATCACAAACATCAAGACCAAGAAGAAAAAAATATCCTGAAAATATTGATGAATATAATTTAGGTGTGTCAGTACCTAGTGGGTTAACACAAACTGATTTAACTGTTGATTATACAGGTGATTTTAATTTATTAACAAAAACAAATGTTACAACTTTTGATGTGTATATAAGACCACAAGGAGAATCAACATTTGATTATTATGGTAGTAATGTTTCATTAATACAAGTTAATACTAACGATACTTTAAGACTTGTTGTTACAAGTAGACCCAACCCAACTTTAACATCCACATTTAATTATGCAATTAAATTGTTTGGTGTGAATAGTAATGTTCCACCACCACCAAATCCAAACGCAAATCCACATTCATGATTCACCATAAATGTCTTTTTTAATATGACATTTTTCTTTAATCAAATTTTCCAAAAACTTATACATCTTAATACCATGTTTATCACAGTATTTTTTTAAAATCTCGTGTGACTCTACTGATATCTTCAAATTCTTTATTTTCTTTTCCATAGGCAGAATAAAGGCAGAAAATAATCTGCCCATATTATAAATAGATATGGTAAAGTAAAGTTTTTCTTAAATCTGTTAATATTTATCTATAAAATAAATAAAACTGAATAACTAAAACAAAATGGCAGTATCAAATAAAGTATTCGTATCTCCTGGTGTTTATACATCAGAGAGAGACCTTAGCTTCGTAGCTCAAAGTGTGGGGGTAACCACTCTTGGTCTTGTTGGGGAGACATTAACAGGTCCGGCTTTCGAACCAATTTTTATCACAAACTATGATGATTTTGAATCATACTTTGGCGGAACGATTCCCGAAAAATTCGTTAACACTCAAATTCCAAAATATGAGTTGGCATACATTGCAAAATCATATCTTCAACAATCTAACCAATTATTTGTAACAAGAGTATTGGGTTTATCAGGTTATGATGCGGGTCCATCTTGGTCAATCACAACAATTGCCAATGTTGACGGAAGTACTGTAGGTCTTAATGTTCCAACAGGTACAACATATACTGTTAATTTTACAGGAACTACTGGTGGAACATCAATTACATATTCTACTGCGTTACCATCTGTAATTCAAACAGGAAACACCTATACACAATATAATGGTGGTGTGTCAACAATTAGTGCACAATTATATAATCAAATTCAAACAATCATAAATAACTCAGGTACAACATCAGGTGCATCCGCTTACATTTTTGGAACTGTTGCTACCTCTGATTATGATTCATTGTTGTCAGGATATACTGCTCAAACAAACGTTTATAATGTATCTGGACTTTCGGTATATGACGCAGACTTTACATCTCCAAATGATGATACTTGGTATTACGCAAACTTTGATATAACAACAGGAGATACTTATACGGGTTATTCATTCTACAACGTAGTATCTTCAATTACTAGTGCAGGTTCAGGTGTTTATACTGGTACAATAACAGGTAAGACTTATACATATTCAGGTACTGCATATGAAGGTTGGAATGACGTAGTTGTTGCAACTTTACGTTCAAGAGGTATTTCGTTATTCACAACTGACCTTCACGGTCCACAATATCAAATAACAGGAACAACTGATGTTATATTAGATAATTCAGGTTCTTATTCAGGAATTTCTCAAAACCCATTCGCACAATTTGCAATCTCAGGTTATACTGACAACGCTGAAACACCAGCTTCATTCTCATTTGTTACTTCAATGAATAGTAATGATGCTAACTATATTACTAAAGTATTTGGTATTTCTAACTTTGGTAAGAATAGAGTTGAAACACCATTGTTTGTTGAAGAACAATTCCAAACAATGTTAACTTATGGTTATAACAAAGGTTACATTAGAGGTATTAATTCATCTTTGATTAGTTTACCAGGTTTAAGAAACCCTGTTACAACAAATACAATTGCTAACTACTTAGAACAATACAAATCACCTGAATCACCTTGGGTTGTATCACAACTTTATGGTTCAACAGTTGAAAGATTATTTAAATTTTACTCAATTGCTGATGGTAATAGTGCAAACACTCAAATCAAAATTTCAATTCAAAATATTTCATTTAACAATTTAAGTTTTGACGTAGCGGTTCGTGATTTCTTTGATACTGATGCTAACCCAGTTATTTTGGAAAAATATACTAACTGTACTATGGACCCAACAACAAATAACTACATTGCGGTTAAG